GAATGTGCTGGGGCAGGGGAACAGGGTTTTCAATCCGACAGGGGAGCCGATAAAGGTTGGAAACGAACTGTATTATGCGGACAGCCAAACAGGGCGGTATCAGACGCAGTCGAATAGTCACTCATATGCTGCCTCTGAACTTCGCGGGATGCAGGCGCAGGCACAACAGCAAGAGGCTGCGGGAAAAGCGGCCGGAAATGCTGCCGGGGCAACGGCCCCTGGCCAGAGCCTCTTCGACACGAAGCTCGCTAGTATGGCCTCGGGCACCTTCAACTCCAGTGACCCCTCGTACCAGTGGCGCTTTGAGCAGGGCCAGCAAGCAGTGGAGCGGAGTGGCGCGGCACGAGGGATGCTGGGCTCGGGCAACCTTCTGCAGGAGCTCACTTCGTATGGTCAGGGTATGGCCTCGACTGAGTACGCCGCGCAATTCGATCGAATGCTTCGCGGATCTGCAAACGTGACCCAGCAGTATGGAGCCATCTACAACAGCCTCGCCCAGATGATGGGGGCACAGACCTCACAGGGACAGCTTGGAGTCGCGCAGGGGGGCCTGGCCCTGCAGGGAAATCAACAGCGTTTTAACCAGGAGCTTGCGACGAACAAGAGTCAGGGTGCGGCGGACGCCCTTGCGCAACTGTATGCGGGCCCAGGCCAGACGCCTGCACAGAGTTACTATGGAGGTAGTGGGGGTAGTGGTGGTGGAAGCGATTTGTACAGCTATTACAGCTCCGCCCCTACCCAGAGTGCCAACAACTATCAGGAGAACTTCGGCATGTCCCCCGGTCAAGGCTACATCACGAGCTCCTCGGGGAACACCTCCACCTTCGGAGGGTACTCCGGGGACACTTCTGGCGGATTTGGGGGAGGTGAATAATGCCCGGCGTCGGTTACGCGGAGGGGTACCTTGGGGCCCTCCAACAAATCTCGGGGGTCCAGGAGGTCCAGGCCCACACTCAACAGCGGCAGCTGCAGATGCAACAGCAGCAGCGGGAGCTGATGGAGCAGCAACAGGAACGCTCCATCCTCGCGGATGTGTTTGCGTCGAGGGCGCAGGACGTGGCTGTCGGGGATACAATGGCGCAGAACGACAGGCTGGCACAACAGTACCAGATGGCCGGGAAGCGGCTGATGGGGACGAGTCCAAGGGAGGCGCTGAAGTTCCTCCGCGAGGGAGACACGCTCGTGCGGCAGAACTCGCTCACGCGGCTTGAAACGGCGAAGGGCGAGAAGCTCAAAGGGGAGTACCTTGCGAGTGTCGCGACGGGGGTGCAGGACCAGACGGGGCTGAACGAGCTGGTGCAGACCTACGCGAAGGAAGGTCGGACGGTGCCCCGCCAGTACCAAGTCTGGAACGAAGCAACAGCCAGGTGGCTGGAGCGGGTGGCCCAGGCCTCGATCCCTGTGGCTAAGCAGCAGGACTTGATGCTGCGGACACGGGAGACGGAGCTACGGGGGCAGGCCGAGCAACGGCGCCAGCAGGAAGAGGATCGCAAGATCAAGCTGGATGCCTCAAGGGAGAGCCGGTTGCGGGAAGGTCTGGAGATCAAGAAGCTGTCCGCAGCGGGAAAGGCTACGAGCGAGCTTGGGCTCCGCGGAGAACAGGCGGTGCTCGGGGAGCAGCAAATCCTCGCGGACATGGACGAGGCAGGGGTGTTCAAAAGCGCACCTCCAGGATTGCAACGCCAAGCCGCGCAGGATGCGCATATGAGGGCGCAGAAGCTCCGGGCTGCAAGCTTGGCCTCGGGGGACGAGGAGCCACTGAGTGCGGAAGCTGCCCTCGAGCTGGCTCGGCGTGAGGTCCTCGGGGAGTTTGCCACGAAGGAGGGTGGCTGGTTCTCCAGGGACTCGGCCACGCGCAATCGAGGGGAGGGCGGGAAGCCTGCTCCCTCCACCAAGCCCGCCGCCCCCATCCAAATCTCCTCCGATGAGGACTACGCGAAGGTGCCGAAGGGTGCCCGGTACGCAGCTCCTGACGGAACCATAAGGACGAAACGATAATGGCTGCCTGGGACAATGACCCCGTTGAAGGGGTGGTGGAAGAGGGGTCCTTCGGACCGAGCTCGGAGGGACTGGCGGCCTCAGGGAAGTCTGACCCGAGACTGGCGGGGACTCTTGCGGACATTGAGGCGGGGAAGGCTCCAGCGTGGAAGCTGAACTGGAAGGGGGAGGAGGCGCAAGGGGGGAAGGCGCCAGAAGCCAAGCCGGTTTGGGCAGATGATCCGGTGGAAGAGGCTCCTGCATCAAGCAAGACTCCTGCGAGTCTCCCGGGCGACTGGGAGACCGCCAAGGCCTCCGTCGCGGGGATGAACCGGCAGGAGTTTCTCGAGGCAAATCCCCTCGTCAACCTCGGCGCCTGGGCCATCAAGCAGGTCACAGGCCAGAAGGTCAAGGGGACACTCGAGCTGGGGCCAGAGCTCAAGGAACCTGAGCCGACGGTTGGGGAGAGCCTTAAGGCCGCGGGAAAGTTTATCGCGGAAAGGCCCCTGACGGCAATGGCCGAGCTCGCGAAGGGGTTGTTCTACTCTCCGGAGCTCGCCTTTCTGTCGTTGGCCAAGGGACCGCAGTTCGCCGCGAGGATGGCGGAGCTCGCGGAGGTCGGGAGGGTTGGTCGGGCAGCTGCGATGACAGGGGCCAGCGCGCTGGAGGGGGCTGCGGTGATGGGCGGACTCTCGGCCCTGCAGCAAAGCGCTCAGACGGACGAGGTGAAGGGAGCTGAGGTTGGGGCGCAGGCTGCGATGGGGGCGATTGCGGTGCCGGTGTTGCAAGGGGCGGCGAGGTTGTTGACGGCTCGCCCGAAGATTTATCTGAAGGACCCCGCGGCGCAGGCGAAGAGTGACACCCCTACCCTGGACCGCTTCACGGAGTCCGTCCGGGAGGGTGGAGAGTACGCAGGGGAACCTCGGGCTGCCGCCAAGACCGATGCGCAGATGAACGCGGAGCGGGTAGCGAATGATCTGATGCAGCGAGGGGCGAGCATCAAGGAGGTGGAACGCTCGATCAAGAACAACCCGCTGGTCGGGAAGGAGATGGAGGCGATTAGAGGGAGGCGTGCGGAAGCGACTGGTGCGATGAAGGATGTGGTGCAGGGGGAGGTGTTGCCCCCCGAAGTCCTGCCGCCAGAGGGCCAGAAGCTGCTTCCGGATGCTGTGGCCAGGGAAGCTCAAGGAACGCCCTCGCCCGTGACGGAGATGGCCCCGCGTCCTGACTGGAACCAGCGTGGTGAAGCCGACCCGAAGCTCCTCGCGGCAATCGGACTCACGGCCGTCGGGGCTGCTGGTGGTGCCTACCTAGCAGGGGACGACAAGGTCGCCGGAGCCGTGCTTGGCGGGATTGCGGGAGCGGGGATGCTACGGCTCCCCTCCACCCTGTCCGCTCTCGGCAAGACCCTCTCGTACAAGGGGGCCATGGCCAATGCTCTCCGCATGGGGGCGGTGGTTGGTGCTGGCACCTACATCGGGGACAAGTCCGGGAATCCTGTGGAGGGTGCGGCGATTGCCGGGGCGATCTTGCTTGGGCGAGTTGCCCTACGGCCCTCGGTGAAGCTCTCCACGGACGACATGATTCGCGTGAGGAATGGAAGTATCGCCGCGCAGGAGCGGATTACCCACAACCTCAAGCGGGATATTAACACCGCGGTCCCGGAGGTTGAGCGCAGGGTGGCCATCTCCGAGGCATTGGACCAAGGGAATCCCGCGGGACTTTCGGAGGCGGAGCGCGGAGTGTATTCGGCGGTTCGCGGGTTCAACGAGCAACTCGGGCGCGAGGCCGTGGATGCTGGGGTTATCAAGGGGATGCGCTCGAACTACATCTCCTATATTGTCGAGCGCGATCCTGCGATGACTCCGGAGCAGCAGTCCGGGATCATCCGCTCGATGTTTGAAACCGGAGCCTTCAGCGAGAACGCCAGTCCAAGCACCAAGTTCGGTAAGCGCGGGAAGTACGAGACCTTCACGGAACTCAACAACGCGCTGAAGGGGAGTGGGCTGAAGCTCAAGACCCAAGACGTGGGGGAGATCGCCGCGATCTACGGGAAGGCCATGAGGACGGCGATTGAGAACCGGCTGTTGATTGACAACTTGCGGGGGGCGAAGACCGGGGAAGGGGCGAATTTCCTGCAGGCTCGTGACAAGAACGGGAACCTTCCGCAAGGGTATCGGACGCTCGAGCATCCCCAGCTCCAGGGCTATGGGATTCACCCTGACCTGTTTGACTCGGCCAAGGTGGTGTTCAGCAACAGCGATCCCAACGTGATCACCCGCGGGTTACTCGGGCTCTCCATGGCCACGAAGCGGGTGCAAGTCTTCGGCTCCCTCTTCCACGCAAAGTCGCTGGCAGAGGTCTACATTAACGGGATGGGGAAGGATGTTTACACGAAGGGAGCGGCTCCGATCAACGAGGCCCTTCGCCAGTTCCGTGAAGGTGGACTGGGTGACACCCTGGACCTTGGCCTGCGCAACGGCCTCAACATGAGCGTGCCGGAGGACGTGAGCCTGACGATCATCGGGAACATCGGGAAGAAACTGGATCAGTTCGTTCCTCTCAAAGCCGGGACAGCCGTAACCGACAAGATCGACTTCGTGAACGGGAAGCTCGACAAGATCACCTGGGATTACATGCACGCAGGGATCAAGGGAGCGCTGTTCACAAAGGAGTTCGAGAACCTGATGCTTCGCAACGCCGAGCTCCACGCGAAGGACCCTGGGAAGTTCCCACTCAAGCCACGTGAGCAGATTGCACGGGAGGTCGCGAAGTACACGAACGATCTGGCGGGGGGATTGGATTGGTTCGGAATTGCGGCAGACACGAAGACGCAGTTCGGACGGAACCTCGGGATGTTCTTTGCCTCGCCGGAGGGAAGGCGCTTCGCACAGATCGTGGCGTTTGCACCGGACTGGGCGACGAGTACGCTTCGCGCGGGGTTCAATGCCTTCGGGCATAGTGACAGGAACTTCGCGGGGCTGTGGAAGCCGGAGAACGCCGTGGACCTCTACCGTCGCTACGCCCTCCGCTCGACGTTGTACTGGATGACCCTGCTCAATGGGATCAACATCGCGACGAGTGGGCACTCGGTCTGGGGGAACAAAGACCCGACGAGGATCGAGTTCGAGGACGGGACCTCGATGCAGGCGGGTAAGCACACCTTCGAGTCGGTTCACGCGGTGGGAGACCCCGTGAAGTTTGCGTATAACAAACTGGGCTTCACCCCGAAGATGGTGATTAACTTCTTCTCAGGGAAAGAGGGGTACGGACCAACGGCGCCAGTGTATGAGTCCTTCCCGAGACACGCGGCGCAGACGGCCCTCCCCTTCACGGTGAGTGCGACGACGGCGCAGGGGCTCACCCCGGGAGAGAAGGCGAAGCGGGCAGTGCTGTCGGGAATTGGCCTCCCGGTGTACGGGACGACTGCCGCGCAGAAGGCCACTGGCAAGGCGGAGCGCAGGGAGAAGAAGCTGCTCAAGAAGAGGCGGGAGATGGGGTTGGAGGGGTAAGGGTGTGGGGACACAAAACCCATTCGTTACGTGTTCCTGTCTTTCCCCCTCCCCTCTCTGAGCTTGACAAACCGCCCCTAGTGATCTATACTGTTTTAAAGGAGTCCTGCTAATGGCTTTCAAACTTCCACCTCCACCACCCACCAACGACATGACAGGGTCGGCGTGGCAGGACTGGTTCTTCAAACTGGCGGCGGCGATTAACGGCATCTCGCAGACGACGGATGCGGTGGAGACTGGTGGGGGGTGGCCTGTCGGGATCGGGATGGGGGGAGGAGATCCGGATGGAGGGGACTCGGAGGTGCTGAGTCTTCCTGGGCCCCGCGGGTTGCAGGGACTGGTCGGGCTTCCCGGACGTCCTGGGATGGACGGGGAAGCAGGGGAGAACGGCCACACCATTCCCGGCCAACAAGGTGTGCAGGGGATTCCGGGGCTTCCAGGGACGCCAGGGGTGGATGGCGAGGACTGGCAGGACTACCCCATGCCCTGGGAGGGGATCAGGTCGACCTCCACCTTTCAAGGGATTACCACCGAGAATGGTTTCGTGGACCGCACGGGCTCCACAATGAGCTTTGACGACGGGACGAGGACCTTCACGATCACCCCCACCGGCACGTCGTTTGAGGTCTGGAGTTACGGGAATCGGATCACGGTTTCTGCCGCGCAGTCCGTCACCATTGCAGACACTGAAGGCCAGTGGGCAATCTACTGGGATGAATTCGGGGTACTGTCCGCACAGTTCGGCTTTGACTCCACCCTCATCACGACGAAGGGCTGGGCGGCGCTAATCTACTGGGACGCCACGAACAACCAACACATCCTGCTGGCGGACGAGCGCCACGGCAGGGTGATGGATTCGCAGACCCATTCGTATCTCCATAACACACGGCATACGGTTTATCAGACGGGGCTGGCACTCAGCGGGTTCTCGGCAGACGGCACCGGGGATGATGCAGCTAATGCGGAGTTCGCCTGTGCCGGCGGCGTGATTTGGGACGAGGATATTCAGCTTACGATCACGGCAGGCTCCCCTCAAACCCTCGACCCGGTTGCTCAAATCCCGGTGTATTACAGGACGGGGGCGAGCGGCGCCTGGCGGAAGATTGCAGCAGGTAACTTCCCCCTCTCCTACGGTGCGCCAGGACCCGGGACACGAGCGAACTGGAACGAGTTTACTGGAGGAGCTTGGCAGCTCACCGAGGTAACGAACAACGACTATTGCCTGATGCACTACTTCGCAACAGATGACGTGGAGACAAGCCAGATCCTGGGCATCGTAGGGCAAGATGAATATGCAACACTGGCAGGCGCACAGGCAGGGGCAAGGACGGAGCTTGCCTCGCTGGTCACGAACGGGTTGCCTACGTTGGAGTTTGTCGCGATCGGGACCGTGATTTTCCAGACCTCTAACATCTATCTCAACACCCCGAAGTCCCGGATTCGCACCATTGACACAGGGGCGAACTACGTGGACTGGCGTAGCACGACGACTGTTACCATCGGTGGGGGTGGCGCAACTGGCCCCGCAGGTGCAACGGGCGCGACAGGCCAACCTGGCCAGATGATGTGGCTCGAGCCTGAGCCTGCGGAAGAAGCGCTGATGATTCCGGGACCCGCTGGAGCTCGTGGAGCAGACGGCGCGGCCGGTTCGGGCTCCGGCGGAACAGGCGCAGTCCTGTCCCTTGAGCCGTACAGTGAGGAAGGGGAGGGGGGCATCTCAACCCCTCCTGGTGGTACAGCGCATGGCGGGGGGCCTGCCCCTGGCATGTGGATTTTAGCGTTTGCAGCAAGACACGGCTGACTTGCCGAATTTTTAACCCGAAGGAGAAACACAATGGCATCGAACAAGACGATTCGCGTTGGTCCGGTTGCGCTTACGACCACGCTCACCACCAACATTCTGAACCCGCAGACCCTCACAGGGGGTGTGACGACGGGGACGAGCAATACGGCGACGTATCTGATCCTGCGGCATATTCGCATCTCGAACAAGACGGGCAGCGCGGCAACATTCTCCCTCTGGATTGGCGCAACGGGCGGCAACGCAGCGGGCACGGAGTTCATCGGGACTGCACAGAGCGTCGCGGCCAACTCTTTCGTCGATTGGTACGGCATGGTGCGGCTCGATGCGGCTGACTTCCTCGTGGGCGGTGCCGGTACGACTCTGGCCCTGACCTTCGAGGGCGAAGGCGAAATCGGGATTGCCTGATCATGATCTGCCTCGATACAACGACACGAAAGCTGCAAATCTTCCTGGCGGGGGCGGTTGCGACTAGCCAGCTTCCCGTGGTTGTTTGCTACTCGGACCAGACCGCCGTGTCGTATCCGGGCGGAACCCAGGTTGTGAGTACGAACAGCACGGCAACTGTGGATATCTGCTCCGCGCCCGCGGCCTCGACTACCAGGGATATTGACACGATCAACGTGCAGAACGCCGACACGGCGGCGGCTACGGTCACGATTCAGTACAATGACAATGCGACGACCTACACGCTGTTCAAGGCGTTGCTGGCGGTCGGCGATCAACTTACGTATGTGCATGGACAGGGCTGGAGCGTTCTCGACTCGACGGGGGCAATCAAGAGCGGGGGCAGTGGCGGCAGCATCTCTGACGGCGACAAGGGGGACATTACCGTATCGGCATCTGGCGCTACTTGGACAGTCGATAACGACGCGATAACTTACGCCAAGATGCAGAACGTATCAGCTACTGACAAATTGCTTGGTCGCTCTACGGCAGGGGCTGGCGATGTAGAGGAAATAGCCTGTACGGCTGCAGGTAGGGCACTGCTTGACGATGCAGATGCTACGGCGCAGCGCGTAACACTCGGGCTTGCTATCGGTACGGATGTTCTACCAGTGGCTAGTCCCTCTTCAAGCGGCACGCTAACCCACTCTGGTGACATTGTGCTGAGTGGTTCGGGTAAACGGATTACGGGGGACTTGAGTAACGCGACGGCTTCTAGTCGGTTACTGTTCAAAAATTCACTCAGCGCTAGTACAACAGTAGGTGCTGTACCCGGAACAACTGCAACGCAATCAGGGTACATCGCATACAACGCCGAAAACCCTGATAACGCGCAGTATGTTGTCTTGCTGCAAAACTCCAGCGAGGCATCAATCCGAACTGCGTATGCAGGTACCCCCGCTGCTGGAACTTTCCTTCCGCTGACGTTCTACACGGGCGGGGCAAAGCAGGTCGAAATTCCTGTTGCTGGTGGGGTCCAGATCACACAGCCTGCTGGACTCGGCTACGGCACAGGCGCAGGCGGCACGGCTACGCAAGCGACGAGTCGCACAACGTCTGTACCTATAAACAAGCCAACAGGCGATATCACTCTATTTACTGCAGCAGGCTCTGCCATAGCCGCATCTTTTACGGTAACAAACTCGCTGGTAGCTGCAACGGATGTTCCTACGATTGCAGTTCGCTCTGCCACAAACAAGTACATCACGGCAGTTACAAACGTTGCTACCGGAAGCTTTGAGATCACATTCTATACAACAGGGGGAGTGGCCTCTGATACGCCAATATTCCACTTCAACCTCGGCAAGGGGGCTACGTCATGATCAAGCTTAAGCACGTAATACACTACGCGGATACGAACTCAGTAGAAGCGACATGGGTAGATGAAACTACTCCGGCGATTGAAGTTCCTGAGACTGCTGCGCCAGATACTATCAGCGAAGAGGGCGAAGTCGTTCCAGGTGCAGTGACTCCTGCACACACTATTCCTGCGGTTGAAGTGCAGGTCAAGTGCCACTCCTACGCCGATGTGCAGATGGATATGTTACGCGCTGATCTGGCGAAGCACGGTGGTACCGTGTCTGAGCACTCAGCTCTCATTGCGTTAGTTGAAAGTCGCATAAAGCCTTCTACCCCGCCAACAGCAGAGGAATTAGCTGCTGATGCGCGCATCGTAAAAGATGCTGATGATACAGCAGAAGCCAAAGGCTACGCAAAACTCACAGCGCTCAAGGGCATGACACCAGCGCAAATCCAGACCTGGGCCACGGCCAATGTCACTACCCTCGCACAAGCTCGAGATGCTATTACCGCCCTCGCCATTGCGGTGAGCATCCTAGCGCGGAGGCTGTGATGACCGATGCCCCCCAGCGCCGTGACAGCGACGTTACCCACCGCCTTGACAAACAGGATGCCGTTCTCGAGGATCTGCGGACGATGCTGGTCGAGCATAAAACCATGCACTCGGTCACGGACCCTGCGCTGCTCGAACTCATAAACATCCTGCGGGGTGCGAAGTTTCTCAAACAGTTTGTGATCTGGACAGCGGCTGCCATTGGCGGGCTTTATGCGTTTGCCTCGACAGCCTGGGACCACATCAAGTTTATCAAATAGGAGGATCTCATGGACATGACAAGACTCGTGACACAACTTCAGGTTGACGAGGGCGTGCGGCTCAAACCGTACAGGGACTCTGTAGGAAAGCTCACCATAGGGGTGGGACGGAATCTGGATGACGTGGGGGTCAGCCTCGAGGAAGCTACCCTGATGCTCGAGCATGATGTGCGGCGGACAGAGGTCGGGCTGGACGCGAACCTTCCGTGGTGGCGGGAGATGAACGATGCTCGTCAGAATGTGATCATGAACATGGGGTTTAACCTAGGGATACGCAAGCTCCTGGGCTTCACCAACACACTGCGGGCGATGGAGCAAGGGGACTGGGAGGCGGCGGCTACGGGAATGCTCGCGTCGAAGTGGGCAGGGCAGGTTGGGGAAAGGGCGGTGAGGCTCTCGAAGATTATGCGGACAGGGAGGTTCCAGTGAAAGTTCGGTATATTGAAGGCATGAAGTACTGGATGCCTTACGACACTCTTCCGGTTCAGACACCCATCCGCGGTGTAAAGATTGTTGACAGATTCTTTCGGCTTGATGAAGATGGGATGCTGTGGATATTCGCGGGATTTGCCTGGAATGGAGCCAGTGGGCCGACGTTTGATACAGCAAGCTCCATGGGCCCTTCGGCTGTCCACGATATCTTCTGTATCTGTATGCGAGACGGGCGGCTGGACTACGCCGTGTGGCAGGACATTGTCAATGACTTCTTCCGCCAGCAATGCCTCGAGGACGGAATGTGCGTGGCTCGGGCAAACTTCTGGCACTGGGGGGTGGAGGTCGGGGATGCCGGGAACCCCTCACAGGGGCCTGACCGTAAAATCTTGGAGGCACCGTAATGAACCTACAACAGGAAATGCCGAGGGGAGACCTGGCCTCCCCGACTTCCGTTCCGTTTCTTCCCGCCCTTCTCGACGGGATGGACTGGGAGACCCTGAGCAGCCTCGCGTATAAGTTTCGCGGGGAGGAGGAAAGCGTTCCAGAGCCTCTCAAGCTCGCGGCTGGTGGGGTGAGCTTTCAGACGCAACGGGCGATCAACGAGCTGGATCGGGAGGGGCAGCCGAGAGTCGAACAAGCCGTTCCCGCCTGGACCCGAGGCGCTGACGACAAGGTTTCGCGGGAGTGGAAGGAGCGCAACCAGCAGCGCCAGGACGAGGAAGGGGTGAGAATGTTTATGGGGAGAGGGCTGACGCGGGAGCAGGCCGAGAGGGCTGTGAAGAGGGGGAGGTAGGGTTCCTATAACGGGGTAATTATAGGGACGCATCATACGTTCCTCCGCCTGCTGCTGCCCATAACTGAGCTTTGTGCGCCAAGAAGGCTGCTTCGGCACAGGTCATTCGACTTGAAAGGATGTAGATGTAGCCCTCTTCGTCGTAGCCAATAACCAGAATGTCCTGAAGATTCTCTTTTGCAACTTCTGCGAGAACCTGCTCAGGAGTGTAGGTGGAGCTAACAGGTAGACGAAATACGGGGGCGGTCATGGCAGGTCCTCCTCAGCCCACTTCCACTTCACAGGGTCACGCCACCCCCCGGCCTGAGCCCCTCGCAGAACAAATCCGTCACGAAGAAGCTGGTTGGCCAGTACGCCTTGGGCGGTTTGGGGGGAGACTCCGAGGGTCCGGGCAACTTCTTTGACCGTCATCCACCCCTTCCCTGACATGGCCGGCTCGTAGGTTTCATGGGCTGAGGAGACGGGTCCGGACTTCCCGCGGGAAGGGGGCTCGGCCGCAGGGCGCGGCAATGGGGTGCCGAGCTGCCCAAGGAAGCTATCCCATGTTGATGGTTTCTTTTTCATACAGTCTCCTTCCGTGTAGTTAGTGCGGCTATCGCGAGGTCTTTGCAAGTCTGGCAAACAATCCGACCGCAAACAGTTTCAGGAATCCAGGGGCGTGGCAGCTGCTCCAGCATTGCGGCCTTCCAAGTCTCTGTGAGAGCCGCCGATTGCCCGCAAAAGTCGCAGGTGTATGTCCAAGTTACTTCAATCACAGTCCGTCTCCAATCCATTTCAGATACATCGTTGGACCCTTCTGGGTCAGCATCACAAACCCTGCCTTGATGGCTCCCGATACAATCCCCTCGAAGTCCCGAGCGTCAGGGAAAGCGTTGTGGAGCACCCGGTAGCAGGCATCGTATTGCGCCTCCCCTGCCCTCTTCACGAACTCCAGGAGCTTCTCGCACTGGATACTCTCCTCCGACCGCCCGACTTTGGCGAAGACCTTCGCGAGGTCCGTCTCAACAGACTGCAGCATAAGCTCCGCGAGTTGGTAATCCTCGAGGGTGATCTCGAGGGAATCCCCGCGGGAGACCGAGAGGATCATGGCCAGCTTGTTGATGTGGGTCTGCTTCCGGGCGAGGTAGCCCTTGTGCCAGTCCGGGAGTTCCGGACGATATTCGTCGGTCCACAGGCGCCTGTACCACTCCGTCTCCCAGTCCTCGGCCTCCGGCGTAAACTTGAAGGGGCCGCAGAGGGTGGTGGAGATGTGTTCGAGGTCGTGGATCAGGTCGTCGCGGAGACCTGCGTAACCGGAGGGAGCTGCCTTCCGGGGCTGGGCGATCAAGTTCTCCTTCCCCTCCCCGAAGATGTAGAGGGTGCGAGAGGTTAGGCCGCCGGCGGTGGCGAGTTGGGACATATTGGTGGCGACCCAGGAAGGGGTGGTGCAGGCCAGCAGGTTGATCCAAGGGGCTTCGATAACCTCGCTGCCGCTCATCTTGGTTTGCTTGTCATACTTCGCTTTGCCGTCCCATAGCTCGATGAACAGGTTGATCATCTCCTGGTTCGACAGGTCCATGAGGGAGCCGAACTCGGAAGCGACGAGCGTCAGGGCGGACATGGGGTGGTACGAGCCCTCGAACTCGAAGGACTCACACGCCCCTGCGAAGGACACGACGAGGGACTGCCAGGTCACACTATCAGGCCCGAAGTTGATGCCGGGGACTTGGCGCAGAAGGTCGGCCGCAAGGTCCGCGGTGGAGGACTTGGAGACGATGCCAGGGTCAGCAACGAAGACCACATATTGGCAGGGGAACCATTTGAAGCGGATATTATCCACCCACACCTTGCGTCGGAGGGCACCTGCGATCGCACTGGTCGCCGCGAAGAAGTGCATGATCTTGGGAGCCTCCGTGCCCTTGGTATAGTCCATGTAGGAGGTGATCCAGTTGGAAAGTTTGCGGGTCATACCTTTACAACCTCCACGACAAGCCCGTAAGCTTTGGCTATGTCAATCATGTGACTTGTTCCGGGGCTTCCGTTCCAGAAAGCAATCAGAGCCTCAGCCTTTTGTGCCATCTCCATATTTCGTTTAAATCCTGCAGACTTCCCGTGGTAATTCCAATTAGCTGGAAATCGCTCTACAGGTATTCCGTGGCTGTTTGCGTACCGCTCTCCGAGTTGATCAGCCCCTCTAGCAGTTCCTGATATTAAAACTGTAATTTTATGCCGATCAAGTGTTTGTTCCAAAAGTGCGTAGTCTGTGAAATCCCGACTTCCTGCTACAATGGTTCTCACGAGCAATCTCCCCAAGAGATGTCACTAGTCTTGATGCCCACAGGTATAACCAGCGGGTCCTCATATGGAATTATAATCCTGCTCACCGCCTCGATCTCCTTCACCAACCGGACCCTGTGCATGGAGGGGAACTGCCCTGCGAGGGAGTCATGTACTTGGATCAGGACTTCGACCTCGGGAAGCTGCTCGTGGATTGCCATCCAAATCCTGTTGATGTAGCAGCCAACCGTTGACTGGGGGACCCAGGCGAGAGCCTCGGGAAGCACCCCATCAAGGCGGTCGAAGATATGCCAGCGATAACCGAAGCGGTTTTCGATGAAATGGTGCTTGGTCACTTGTGCAAGGGTCCGCTCATGCCAGCGCTGTATACCAGGATGAGATGAGAACCACGCCTTTTGAGCCTGGTCAATTTCGTGGACAGTTCTTCCTGTATGCATTGCCACAGTTCTAGCCCCTCCCCCGTAGTTGGTTGCATGGCAGAATACTTTTGCAAACTCTCTCTTATACTTTCGAGGTCCGCGATGCTCGTCGTACTTCGGATGAGACTCAACCAGCTCCTCCAGAGGTGGGGGGTCCTGTCGGTCGATCCCAAAAACATTAAGCAGGTGAATGTCCACCCCAAGCTTGAGTGCGGCTTTGAGCATTTCATCTTCCGACTCCCACACAACGACCTGGAGGTCTGCGCGATCCAGGTCCATATCGAAAAAGGTCATGCCCTGGTCAGGCACATACATGGTCTTCATATTAGGCAAATTAAACTCTATCCCTTGTTCCTTAGCCCGCTGCTTTGCCTTGCCTATGGACTTGCTCTTGTCGGATGGGATGTTCTGGAAATTGCACCCTCCCCCGAAAGCGTTCTGGCTCGACGACAGGCGGTAGGTGTATGGGGCAGACTTCTCGAAGACGGACTGCTTCCCCGAGTCCTCCACCTTGGCATTCCCTGCGATGTTGAAGCTCGACCTCATCCGCTGGTCCACGTCGAGACGGGCTAGGACGAAGGTCGAGAGGAAGACCTTGAGGGTTCGCATGTCTGCGATGGCCGCGAGGACGGGGCGAAGAATCGGCTCACGTTCCCCGATCTTCTTGAGAGCCTCATCGTCACAGGTGAGGTGGCCGGGGACACCCTTCTTGGCACGGGTACGATTTGCTGGCTGGCCGAGGACGGTGTAGAACAGGTCGCACATTTGCTTTGGGGAGTTGATGTTGAGGGGGGTTCCGAGGACGTCCAGCAGGAAGGCTTCGCGGTTGGCGATTTCGTGTTGGATCTCCCCAGCGAGACGGGACCGGACCTTCTGGTCGACCCGCACCCCTCGCAGCATTGCTTTGAGGACCGGGTAGAAGAGGGCTTGCTGGAAGCGTTCGACTTCGACGAGGTTGAGCTGCGTGATGACGGCGAGTTCAGCCTCACCGACCTCCCGGGTACGCACGCAGTCCGTGCAGTTGTAGGACCAGAGGGTGTCCTCGGATTGCTTCTCATTCCATGTGGCTCCGTCGTCCTTCCAGTAGATGTAGTGGGGGGAGTACATGGAGGCTTGGAAGGCGAGGGACTTTGGCAGGGCGACGAAGGCAGTGTGCTGGGATATCATGGTATCCTGCACTCCACGAGGGATGAAGTGCCAGTGACGGAAGGTGTATTGTGCATCGTACAAGCCGTTCTGCCACCGCACATTGACCTTGGGATGGGTGAGAAGCTGGTAGAGTTTGAAGACCACAACGGCCTCTTCCTCGAGGTCCCAGTACCCCTCGCGGGATTCGACGGCCATCAGAGGGATGCAGAGTGCGTCCTCACGGGACCAGGAGATTCCTGCGCAGGCGATGTGACCTGCGCGGGTTTCCGTGTCGAAGTCGATCCACAGAGGGGAGGAAGCGGAGGCGGCCTGGGCAAGAAGGGTGTCAAGCTGGTCCACCACTTGCTGGAACCTCGGGCGGACAGCGAACCGCCATGCAGGGATATGCTCGTAGGCGGGGGTGTCGGCTTCTCGCTTGGCGCGGCGAAGGTCATTCACCATGAGGGCACGAGTGTCCCAAGCCCCCATCACTGCCCACGGTGCGTAGGTCGGGATTAGCTTCTGGCCTCTCGGGGTCTTCAACATGCTCCCCCTCCACTTGGCGATACCCCACGCCCCGCACAGGGACCACATGGCGGAGTTGCCCAAAGCCACGATGACGTTGGGCTGAACTAGTTCGATCTCCTTCAGCAAGCGGGAATAGCCGGTCTGGATTTGCTTGCTCACAATCTTGTCGCGGAGGTAGCTCCCCCCCAGCTCCGTCACCACGCGGGACTGGTCCTTCTTGGTCAGCGCGATGGAGTGGAGAAGGTTGCCGCCTGGGGGCCGGGCGTTGACGAGGTTGGTGCAATAGACCTCGGAGCGCATGATCCCGGCTTCGTGGAGGATGCGGTTGAGCTCCTTCCCACTCTCCCCCTGGAAGGGAGCGCACGCTCGCTCGTCGTCGTAACCCCAGCTTTCCCCTACGAGCATGATGCGAGCGGGGGAGGGGCCATCACCTTGGCGGGGCATGGTTAGAGCTCCTCGGGATCGGGTGGCGAACTGCCCACGACCTGTATATTGTAAGCTTGCAAAGCCTCTTCGAGTTCCCTCTCCAGCTCCCGAGCGTGCTCGAGAAGGGCGGAGGTTACAGTGTCGCGGGAGGCTGCAGGGATGGACCTCGCCAGGGAGTCCGTGCGAGGGGTAGGGGGACGGCAGGTGGCAACCGGGGCAAGTTCGCTCCCTTCGCGCGGAGGATTGTAACGTGGGGCGTTCATGGCAGCAACTCCTTCTGCGCCGTCAGCGCATTCAGTCGATCAACGCAAATCCCGTAGAACTCCGAGTCCATCTCCACCACCGTGGCGGCGCAGCGAAGGAAGGCGCAGGCAGGGAGCAGTGGGCCGGTGCCACCGAAGAGGTCTAGGACCCTGTCCCCAGGTTTGACGGAGCGGCGGAGAAGCTCCTCGTACAGGGCGGGGGGTTTCGCCGCAGGATGCCCGAGGCCCTCCCCGGGAGACTGCACCGTCAGCACGTCCGGGGCGATCATGTTGCAGTGCTTCTCCCCCTTCACCGCATACAGGATCGTTTCGTATTTCCTCTGTGGTCCCTGGTCGATCCACGGAGTGCGGAAGCCGGTGGGCTTGACCCAGATCAGCGGGGTGCGAAAGACCTTCCAGCCTGCGAGGGCCAGCTCCGAGCGCCAGAGAGGGAACCAGTCGAGGTCGCAGAAGACGTAGAGGTGGGCTTGGGGCTTGGCAAGACGGAAGGACTCGGCAGGGAACCAGTCGAGGATATCCTCCACCACGCTCGCGTCGTCCGAGTATCCATGGGAGGTAGCGGTGGAGCCAGCGGCCTCTCCAAAGGTGTCCGCGCCCATGCCGTAGGGAGGGTCGGTAAGGACGACGTCGAAGCCCTCAGGGGGCTGACCCGCTGCCCACTCCCGGGCCTCCGCACAGAACACCGAGTGGGCGGTGGAGATCGCCTGGGAGCCTGTTGCCGCGGCGAGGCGCTCGTGGTACGCGGCCTGCTCCTTTCGCTTGAGCACCGTCATGGCTTCACGGGCGGTCTTCGCGCGTGTCACCTCAGGGTCGTGGAGGTGCTTGGAGAGGATCAGCTCATTCCGGGTGTCGGTATGGGCGGAGCCTAGGGTGGAGCCCCGAACCTCTTGGGCAAGGGTGGCGACGGTGGGAGGAGGGAGGCCGGCGTCCTCCGCCTGCATCTCACGGAGACGGGCAAGCCTGGCGGTGGCCGCAGCCTTTTCCTGCCATGTAAAGGGCTGGCGTTGGTTGTTCTCATCCACCTCGATCTCGAGTCGGGCAATCTCCCCGAGCTCTGTCCACAGAACGTGAGGCATGAGGGGTGGAGGGACGGCCTCTCCGTCGTAGTCGAAGCAACCGCCGAGCTCGTAGATATCCAGCATGGCACGGTAGCGACGCTCACCTGCGCGGAGAACATACTCCCTGTCGGTGAGCTCAAGGACAGGGGCCTGAAGCAACCCGATACGCTCGATGGAGGACTGGAGGTCCTGCATGGCCTCAGGGTCGAACTCGCGGCGCTGGCGATCCTCGGGGACGACGACGGATTTTATATTGATGAGACGCTTCACTTGAAATGCTCCTCGTAAAGTGCCCGGATAACCGGGTCAGGGAAAGGGGGGTGGGCAGGGCGCTGGTCGGTGTCGGGGAGGGTAAGGTAGATTC